TCCGGCGCTGTCGCCGTTCTGCGTACCTTTCGCCGGGTCATAGCCGATCCAGACTTCGCGCCAGCCAAACGGGCGCAACGCCAGCGCCTGAAAATCGGACCAGACCTCCCAGCTGTCCACCATGCACGCCTGCAGCTCGCTGAGCGGGAACACCGACGCCAGATCGTCAATAAATTCGCACATCAGCAGGTTCTGGTACTCGTCCGGGCTGTACTCCATGCGCAACTGGTCCAGGTCGAACAGGTTACAGCCGCCGCGCACCGCATCCTCCACGGTGACGATCTGGCGGTACTGACCGTCAGGGCAGAGGAGGCCGGGGGCCAGGCTGCCGTGAGTCAGGTCAATATCCACCTTGTCGGCTTTGTTGCGGCCCCGGTTGAACAGTGCGCCGGACCAGAACGGATAGGCGCTGTGGGTCAGGCTGGATGGCGTGGAAAAATAGGTCTGCCGCCATTTTTTGTGAATGGCCATACCGGACGCAACCTTGCGCAGCTCCTGGAATTTCGGAATCCAGAAATATTCATCCAGGTACAGGTTGCCGTGGTAGCTCTGCGCCGTGCGGGCGTTGGTGCCGAGGAAGTACAGGCACGCGCCGTTGCTGAGCGTCATCGGGTCGCCTTTCAGCTCCACATCCACCTCTTTTGCAAAGTCGATGATGTACTGCTTAAAGACGTGCGCCTGCGCCTTACTGGCTGAGAGGAAAATCTGGTTGCGGCCGGTGGTGATGGCGTCAATCAGCGCCTCCCGGGCAAAAAAGAAGGTCGCCCCGATCTGGCGCGATTTAAGCAGGTTGCGGATACGGTGGCGGTTGCCTGCTTCATACCAGTGGCGCTGGTAGGCGAACATCGAGCCGTGAAAAACCTCCTGCAGCTTCTCGATCTGTTCGTCGGTGAAAACGTTCTTTTCAGGCTGACGGCGTGGACCTTTGTTGCGGTTGGCTACGTTCGGGTTTAAATCCGCCTCGTTCCCGCCGTCGTTGAATTTACCGATCCGGGCGTGGCGCTCTGACTGGCGCGCCAGCAGGTCAATTTCCTTGAAGTCTTTCCCTTCTTTCTGCTCCTTCATAATGAGCTGGCAGTAACGCGCGGCGGTAGTGAGCTGCATCTGATCCAGCGGCCCATAGTCGCCCCACTTGTCGCGCTTCTTCCAGCTGTGAACGGTTGCAACTTTCTCGCCCAGCATTTCAGCAATGCGGGCTACGCGGTATCCCTGAAAGTACAGCAGCATGGCCTGCCGACGGGGATCGAGGTCTGCGGGGGTCAATGTTGTGTTCATGGCACAAGCCTACGGCGTTGACAGTGCGCTTTCCCCGGCTGCGGTTTGTATGGCCGACCGCACAAGCGCTGCGCGTTGTTTCAATCCCCCCATCACCGCAACCATAAGGCTCCAGTAAGTTTTTTCTAACGGAGCAAGGCTCATGACAGTGAAAGCAAAGCGTTTCCGTATCGGGGTGGAAGGTGCCACCACCGACGGGCGCGAAATCCAGCGTGAATGGCTGGAGCAGATGGCGGCCAGCTACAACCCGGAGGTCTACACCGCGCTGATTAACCTTGAGCACATCAAGTCCTATTCACCGGACAGTGCCTTTAACCGCTACGGCAGGGTGGCGGCACTGATTGCCGAAGAAATTCAGGACGGCCCGCTGAAAGGGAAAATGGCGCTTTATGCCGACGTGGAGCCGACCAGCTCACTGGTTGAACTGGTCAAGAAAGGCCAGAAGCTTTTCACCTCCATGGAAGTCAGCCCGAAGTTTGCCGACACCGGCAAAGCCTACCTTGTTGGCCTGGCCGCCACTGACGATCCGGCGAGCCTGGGCACCGAAATGCTGACCTTCAGTGCCAGCGCCGCACAAAACCCGCTGGCTAACCGCAAACAGAATCCTGAAAACCTTTTTACCGCCGCTACAGAAACGCTGATCGAGCTGGAAGAAACCCAGGAAGAAAAACCGTCCCTCTTTGCCCGCGTCACTGCCCTGTTCACCAAAAAAGAGCAGACCGATGTTGCGCGTTTCTCAGACGTGCATAAAGCCGTTGAGCTGGTCGCCACTGAACAGCAGAACCTGAGCGAGCGCACTGATAAATCCCTATCCGACCAGGACGCGCGCATTTCTGAGCTTGAAACTTCGCTGCAGGAGCAGCAGTCCGCCTTTGCCGAGCTTCAGCAGCAGCTGAGCCGTGAAGACAGCCGTAAAGATTATCGCCAGCGCGCGCCGGGCGGTGACGCACCGGCAGGCACCCTGACCAATTGCTGATGGAGCATAAAACCCGATGAAAAAGAAAACCCGCTTTGCCTTTAACGCCTACCTGCAGCAGCTGGCGCGCCTGAACCAGGTGGAAGTTGAAGAACTTTCCAGCAAGTTCACCGTTGAGCCGTCCGTGCAGCAGACGCTGGAAGACCAGATCCAGCAGTCCGCCGCTTTCCTGACGCTCATTAATGTTTCGCCTGTTGATGAGCAGTCCGGCCAGCTGCTTGGCCTGGGCGTTGGCTCCACCATTGCCGGAACCACCGACACCACCACCAAAGAGCGCGAACCTACCGATCCGATGCTGATGGAGGACGTGGAATATAAATGCGAACAGACCAACTTTGACACGGTGCTGACCTACGCAAAGCTGGACCTGTGGGCGAAATTCCAGGACTTCCAGGTGCGTATCCGTAACGCCATCATCAAGCGTCAGGCTCTGGACCGCATCATGATCGGCTTTAACGGTGTGAAGCGAGCCAAAACCTCTAACCGCGCTGAAAACCCACTGCTGCAGGACGTGAATAAGGGCTGGCTGCAGAAAATCCGCGAAGACGCGCCGGACCACGTTATGGGCAGCACCACCCAGGACGGCACCACCACCGCAGGCGCGGTAAAGGTGGGCAAGGGCGGCGACTATGCCAACCTGGACGCCGTGGTGATGGATGCGGTTAACGAGCTGATCGACGTGGTGTATCAGGATGATGACGAGCTGGTGGTTATCTGCGGCCGCGATCTGCTGTCCGATAAGTATTTCCCGCTGGTTAACAAAGAGCAGGAAAACAGCGAGAAAATCGCCGCCGATCTGATTATCAGCCAGAAACGCATGGGCGGCCTGCAGGCGGTACGCGCGCCGTTCTTCCCGGCGAATGCCCTGCTGATCACCCGTCTGGATAACCTGTCCATCTACTGGCAGGAGGACACCCGCCGCCGTTCTGTTATCGACAACCCAAAACGTGACCGGATTGAAAACTTCGAATCCGTCAACGAAGCGTATGTGATTGAAGATTATCGCTGCGCGGCCCTGGTCGAAAACATCGAAATCGGTGATCACACCGCGCCAGCTGAGCCGGAAGGTGGGGAGTAACGCATGAGCCTGAGTCCCGCACGGCAGCACCGCCTGCGCATTCAGGCCGAACAGGCCGCCCGGGAGGGCGGCAGTGTTCGCCATGCGTCCGGCTATGACCTGATGCTGCTGCAGCTGGCAGAAGACCGCCGCCGCCTTAAGGGTATCCAGTCCACCGTGAAAAAGGCGGCAATCAAGGTCGAACTTTTGCCGAAATATGCCGCCTGGGCGGAGGGCGTTCTGGCTGCCGGAGGTGCGCAGCAGGATGACGTGATGATGTACGTGATGCTGTGGCGTATCGACGCCGGTGATTATGCCGGTGCGCTGGAAATCGGGCGTCATGCGCTGCGCCATGGCTGGGTGATGCCGCTGGGAAACCGCAACGTGCAGACTGTCCTGGCGGAAGAAATGGCGGACGCCGCACAAAGCGCCCTGCTGGCCGCCACCGTTTTTGATGCCGATCTGCTCCTGCAGACGCTGGACCTGACAAGCGATCTGGATATGCCGGACCAGTCCCGGGCGCGCCTGCATAAAGCCATCGGCGCGGTACTGAGCGAAAGCAACCCGGCTTCTGCCCTGAATCACCTTACCCATGCGCTGCAGCTCGATCCACGATGCGGCGTGAAAAAAGAAAAGCAGCAGCTGGAGCGCAAATTGCGCAGTGACAGCCGCTAAAGAACGTGCCCCGCGCACGGGCGGCACGGGGTGGCGAAAGGCATTGCCACATCAAAACCCCGTCCACCGCCCACTATTTCAGGAGAAAGCCGAATGCAGTTTATTGCGCCAGAGCAGGCAGCCGAACAGGCGGACGTTATTAAAAATACGCCGTTCTGGCCTGATGTGGACCTGTCGGAATTTCGTAGCGTGATGCGCACTGACGGCACGGTGACGCAGCCACGTCTGAGGCAGGTTGCACTAACAGCAATTTCTGAGGTTAACGCTGAACTCTACGACTTCCGCAACCGCCAGCAATTGCTGGGCTGTAAAGCCCTGGCTGATGTGCCGTCAGAAATGCTGGACGGCAGAAGCCAGCGCATTCAGCACTACCTTAACGCCGTTTATTGCTGGGCGCGTGCCGTGCTCAATGAGCGTTATCAGGATTATGACGCCACGGCATCAGGAGTGAAACGAGGGGAGGAGCTGGCGGAGGCCAGCGGCGATCTGTGGCGCGATGCCCGCTGGGCTATCAGCCGGGTGCAGGATGCACCGCACTGCACGGTGGAGCTTATCTGATGAAAGTGCGTGCGCACCAGTATGACACGGTGGACGCGCTTTGCTGGCGTCATTACGGGCGCACGCAGAGTGTCACTGAGCAGGTTCTGCAGGCAAATCCGGGGCTGGCTGAGCATGGCCCTTTTTTACCGCACGGGCTGCAGGTGGAAATGCCGGATATACCGGCAGCAACCACGGCGCAGACCGTCCAGCTATGGGACTGAATTATGACGCTTGAACGAATCAGCGCCTTTATCACGTATTGCATCGCTGTTTTGCTGGCATGGCTGGGCGATCTGTCGCTTAAGGATGCTTCAACGGTTGGCGGCGTGCTGATTGGTGTGCTGATGCTGGCTATCAACTGGTATTACAAGCACAAAACCTACCAGCTGCTGCGCGACGGGCAAATCACGCGGGGGGAATATGAATCCTTCAATCGTTAAACGCTGCCTTATCGGGGTGGTCCTGGCTATCGCCGCCACGCTGCCCGGTTTCCAGTCGTTGAATACCTCCGTCGAGGGGCTGAAGCTGTTAGCCGATTTCGAGGGGTGCCGCCTGCAGCCTTATCAGTGCAGCGCGGGTGTCTGGACTGACGGGATCGGCAATACGTCCAGCGTGGTGCCTGGTAAAACCATTACGGAAAGGCAGGCGGCGCAGGGGTTAATCAGCAATGTGTTGCTGACGGAAAAAAGGCTGGTTGCCTGCCTTAAGGTCAGACCCCCGCAGCATGTTTACGATGCGCTGGTAAGCATCGGCTTCAACGTGGGTACTGGCGCAATATGCCGATCCACCATGGTGTCCTACATCAACCGCCAGCAGTGGTGGCAGGCATGCAATGAGCTGCCGCGCTGGGTTTACGTCAACGGTAAGAAAAATAAAGGGCTGGAGAACCGCCGCGCGCGGGAGCTGGCCTGGTGCTTGAAAGGTACTGGCATATGAGCCGTGCGTTAGTGGCAGTGCTGGCGCTGACGCTCGCGGCGCTGAGCTGGCAGTCGTGGCGGCTTAACAATGCCAGCCACACCATCGAGACGCAGGGCGCGGCGCTGAAAAGCAAAGCGCAGGAACTGACGAAGAAAAACAGCCAGCTGATCGGCCTGTCCATTCTGACCGAAACCAACAGCCGGGAGCAGACGCGGCTTTATGCGGCGGCGGAGCGGACCTCCGCGCTGCTGCGCAGTCGTCAGCATCGGATAGAGGAACTGAAACGTGAAAATGAGGATTTGCGCCGCTGGGCTGACACTCCTTTGCCTGCTGATGTTATCCGGCTGCGGGAGCGTCCGGCCGTCGCCGGAGGTGCAGCTTACCGTGAGTGGCTGTCCCAGAGTGACGCAGTGCCGCCTGGAAAGGTCAGCGCCGCGCAGTAACGGCGACCTGAACGCGATGCTGGATGAAACGGAGGCCGCCTGGGCGGCGTGTGCTGACAAAGTGGACACGATAATTGCGTGTCAGGAGCGAGACAGTGAACAAGCCGCAGTCTTTACGCAGCGCCCTGAATAAGGCGGTGCCGTATGTCCGCAATAACCCGGACAAACTGCACCTGTTTGTGGATAACGGTTCCCTGGTGGCAACCGGGGCCAGCTCCATGTCATGGGAGTACCGCTACACCCTGAACGTGGTGATCGAGGATTTCAGCGGGGACCAGAATCTGCTGATGGCTCCCGTTCTGCTTTGGCTGACTGCCAATCAGCCGGATGCAATCAATAACCCTGAGCTGCGCGAAAGGCTGTTTACCTTTGACGTGGATATTTTGCGCAATGATGTGTGCGATATCAGCCTGAACCTGCAGCTGACTGAGCGCGTACTGGTCAGAGCCGACGGGGGCGTGTCGAGCGTTGAGGCGGTGCCGGAACCGGACGTACCGGAAGAAATGTGGACGGTGAAGCATGGATGATCTGCAGAGGGTGGATGACTGGCTGGCGGCGTTGCTGGCGAATCTGGAGCCTGCCGCACGTCAGCGCATGATGCGCGAACTGGCGCAGGAGCTGCGCCGGAATCAGCAAAACAATATCCGGCTACAGCACAACCCTGACGGCAGCGTATATGAACCGCGAAAAGTCACAGCCCGAACAAAAAAGGGGCGCATCAAGCGGCAGATGTTCTCGAAACTGCGCACGGCTAAATACCTGAAAACTGCAGCCAGCGCTGACTCTGCCAGCGTGCAGTTTACGGGGAAGGTGCATCGAATTGCACGCGTGCATCATTATGGATTACGTGATCGTGTAAGCCGGAAAGGGCCGGAGGTGCGTTATGTCGAGCGCCGCCTATTGGGCGTAAATAATGAGGTGGAAACTCTCACCCATGACACTCTGCTGAGCTGGCTCAATTCCTACCCTTGAATTTCTTTTGCTGAATCGTCTGTTGGCATTTCACTCTTTTGAGATGGAGGGGTTTCAGTTGAGTCTGCAATAGCCACTGAATCTTTAAATATTTCTGCTAAAGAAAATCCTGCGCGTGAAACGCAGACAACTGTTAATGCTGCGATAAGCACAGAGAAAAGTAGTGGGTGTGCAAGGGACCATTCATAAAAAGGGGATTGGCTTTTAGATGTCGATGTATGCTCGATAAAATAATTTACTGCATATATGAAAACGAATGCGGTTTCTATATTCCATATTGCATTAAGAATGTTTTTATATAAATCAAAGGTCCCTTTTCTGATTAGGTGTAATCCCAGAGCGGTCGCGCAGACAAAAATGGCGGCCAAATATTTTATTATATCTTGGTCGATTTTTGTTTCTACCTGATCCCATATAAATGTTATGAGTGCTAATAATACGAAAACAGAGATGTAAACGCCTAAAGGGAATTTTAGATTTAATTTCATTTAAGTCTCGCCTTTGGTTTGTGTGAATGGTTGTACAACGCCGAATTAATGTCATGTTGATAACAAAAAGGCAAATTAAAAAACATGAATGCACAACTTACAGAAATCATGCGCCTTATCACCAACCTGATCCGCACCGGCACCGTGACCGAAGTGGACCGGAAAAACTGGCTGTGCCGGGTAAAGGTGGGCGAGCTTGAAACCAACTGGATTAACTGGCTGACAATGCGTGCTGGCGGCGGCCGCACCTGGTGGTGCCCGTCACCGGATGAACAGGTGGTGGTGCTGAGCCTGGGCGGCAATCTGGAAACCGCCTTTGCGCTGCCCGCCATTTACTCCAATCAGTTTGCACCGCCGTCGGATTCCGTGGACGGCTGCGTGACGGAATACCCGGACGGAGGCTGGTTTGAGTACGAACCCGCCACCGGGCGCTGGCACGTCAAAGGTATCAAATCAATGGTGATAGAGGCGGCTGACAACATCACCCTGAAAACCGGTGAGTTTGTTGTGGAAGCTGACAGTACCCGCATTAACAGCGAAGTCGTGATTAACGGCGGCGTCACTCAGGGCGGCGGCGCGATGAGTTCTAACGGGATCGTGGTGGATGACCATGCCCATATCAAAGTCATGAAAGGCGGAGACACCTCGGGAGGCCCGGTATGACGCTGTATATCGGCATGAGTCAGGGCAACGGCAGGGCCATCACTGATATGGAACACCTGCGCCAGTCAGTACGGGATATTCTGCTGACCCCGCAGGGGAGCCGAATTGCGCGCCGGGAATATGGCTCCCTGCTGTCTGCCCTGATAGACCAGCCGCAGAACCCGGCGCTGCGCCTGCAGATCATGTCTGCGGTCTATGTAGCCCTGAGCCGATGGGAGCCACGGCTTACCCTGGATTCCATCACTATCAGCAGCAGCTTTGACGGCTCAATGGTGGTTGAGCTAACCGGGAAGCGCAATAACGGCGCGTCTGTATCCCTTTCAGTGCCAACAGGAGCAGATAATGGCAGTAATTGACCTTTCCCAGCTCCCGGCCCCGCAGATTATTGAGGTGCCGGATTTTGAGGCGCTGCTTGCTGAGCGCAAGGCAGCTTTTGTAGCCCTTCATCCGGTGGATGAACAGGACGCGGTGCGGCGCACACTTGAGCTGGAATCTGAACCCGTCACCAAATTACTGCAGGAAAACACATACCGGGAAATCCTGCTGCGTCAGCGAATCAATGAGGCTGCGCAGGCGGTCATGGTGGCTTATGCAATGGGTAGTGATCTCGATCAGCTGGCAGCCATTAATAACGTAAAACGACTTACGATCATTCCCGGAGACCCGACGGCGATTCCGCCGGTTCAGGCGGTGATGGAGTCTAATAATGATTTACGCCAGCGCATACCGGCGGCAATGGAGGGTTTGAGCGTTGCTGGCCCATCTGCTGCCTATGAATTTCACGCGCGGAGTGCTGATGGCCGTGTGGCTGATGCGTCAGCTATCAGCCCGACACCGGCAAATGTCACCGTTACCATACTTTCCCGTGATGGAGATGGAACGGCAGCAGCAGACCTGCTCGCTGTTGTGGCTGCCGCACTCAATGATGAAAGTGTGCGCCCGGTGGCTGACCGGGTAACAGTGCAGTCTGCCTCCATCGTGAATTACACGATTAATGCCCAGCTCTATCTCTATCCGGGGCCGGAGGCGGAGCCTATTAAAGCGGCCGCTATTGAGCGGCTGCAATCCTACATTAAAGCCCAGGCACGGCTGGGACGTGATATCCGCAGATCTGCCATTTACGGTGCGCTCCATGTGGAAGGGGTCCAGCGTGTAGAGCTGACTGCGCCTGCAGTTGATGTGGTGCTGGATAAATCAAAAGCGGCTTACTGCACAGCAGCAACCGTAACCATCGGGGGAACGGATGAATAGTCTGCTTCCTCCGGGATCGTCTGTCCTTGAGCGCCGACTGGCGCAGGCCTGCAGCGATATCAGCAACCTTGATGTGCCACTGCGTGACCTGTGGAACCCCTGGAAATGCCAGGTGAAGTTTCTGCCCTATCTGGCGTGGGCGTTTTCGGTTGACCGCTGGGATGAAGCCTGGGCAGAGAACGTCAAGCGCCAGGCTGTCAGTGACGCCTTTTTCATTCACCGCCGCAAAGGGACGCTTGCTGCTATCCGCAGTGCGGTTGGCCCGCTTGGGCGAATCATCGGTATTACGGAATGGTGGGAAAACAATGCCACGCCTGGCACGTTCGAACTGGACATTGGAGTGCCGGAAAGCGGCATGACGCCAAACATGAATATCGAAATGGACCGACTGATCAGTGATGCCAGGCCCGTCAGTCGTCACTGCTCAATCAATATTGTGCAGGAAGTGCCGGGTTATCTGTACACCGGCGGGACCATTTATGACGGCGACATTATTACGGTTTATCCAGGGTAATTATCATGGCGAAATTTAAAACTATTATCACCACAGCAGGTGCCGCAAAAATCGCGGCGGTTCTGGCTGGCACCGCCAGCATTGTTCTGGACAATACCGCAAAAATGGCCGTGGGTGATGGCGGCGGCACGCTGCCCACACCGAACCCTGCCCAGACAAAACTGGTCAGGGAGGTTTACCGCGCGCCGATTAACAGAGCGAGCATTGATGCCAGCGATCCGAAAAATATTGTTGTTGAACTGGTGATTCCACCGGAAAAACCGGAAACGAGTGGATTCTGGATTCGTGAAATGGCGCTGTATGATGCCGCCGGAACACTTCTGGCCGTCGGCAACATGGCAGAAACTTACAAGCCGTCATTAAGCGAAGGAGCCGGGCGAAAGATGGTGATTCGCATGGTGATTGCGGTCAGCGAGGTCAACGCGATCACCATCACCATGGACACGTCAACCGTGATGGCCACGCAAGATTATGTTGATAGTGAAATCGACAAGCATGCAAAATCCCGCAACCACCCGGACGCCACCTTGGCTGCAAAAGGGTTTACGCAGCTCAGCAGCTCGACAACCAGTACATCAGAAACGCTGGCCGCCACCCCGAAAGCGGTAAAAACCGTCATGGATGAGGCCAAACTTAAAGCGCCACTTGCAAGCCCGGCGCTGACCGGCACGCCGACGGCACCGACGGCTGCTGCAGGTAATAATTCGCAGCAGCTCGCAAACACGCAGTTTGTAATGACAGCAATCGCTGCGCTGGTTAACTCCTCGCCTGGCGCACTGGATACGCTGAGCGAACTGGCGGCGGCCCTCGGAAATGATCCGAACTTTGCAACTACCATGCTCAATGCCCTGGCCGCTAAAGCGCCGCTTGCCAGTCCTGCATTGACCGGAAAGCCGACAGCGCCCACAGCACCGCAGGCCTCAAATGATACGCAGCTGGCAACAACCGAATTTGTCACCCGCGCGCTGGCCCCGGCATTGTTGATGCGTGGTGGCATCCCGGCCAGCTCGAACCTGAACAACTTTGGGCCAACTTCCGACTATACAGGCGTCTGGGGTCAATCAAGCATAAGCGCTACTGCTGCCGACATTGCGAATGGATATCCGGTCGCTGAGCGTGGAGTGTTGGAGGTATTCCCTGGAGGGCGTAACAACGGTACTCAGCGATATACTACTGATGGTGGACGTATTTTCATACGCTGGCTTACTGCTGCATGGAATGTAGCAAGCCCCTCATGGTCTGACTGGACGGAGGTTGGAGGATTAAGCTCAAACACGGTACTGCCTGCGTCTGCCACCCTTTCAGATGCCGCATACTTTGCGCAAAACCAGACTTACGTATTATCCGGTTCACGGTCTGATTTACCTGCTGGTATAAACGGTAACGCCGTCATTATGTCGATTCGCCGCCAGGGTGGAACGATCGCAGGGCTTAATCAGCTCCTGTTTACCACTGTCGGGACGTATGAACGCCACGGCGCACCTAACGCGACAACGGGATGGACTTCCGTCAGTTGGTATCCAGGTGGCGATGCTAACGGCTGGCGGCTGATTGGCGCTGATGCAATGGCAGCTGTGGGTATTGGCCTGGCTAGTCAGACGCTTGTTGCAAACTTCGATTGGCAACAAGCGGACTTCTATACAGAGCAAAATATATGTACACAGTATAGTACCTGGCAAAACGGGCCTGCGGGCGTGGCATATGTCACGGGTGCTTCGGTTATCGTCAAGTGTACCTTGGCCCAAAACGGCAGGTATGTGCTACGGGTACATTCGTTGGGGGACCGTCCAGAATACATAATCACCATCAGTGGCTCAAAAGGGGCGCGTACTTTCGATGTAGTTCAGGTGTTTAACAGTGGGACGTCAACGGTTGTTCCACTTGCCAACGGCGGGCTTGGGGCTACTACGCCAGAGGGCGGGCGGAAAACGTTGGGCTTTGAGGAGCTGGGGTTTGGTCTTGCGCCCCAAAACCTAGCAGATCCATTCGACTGGCAGCAGGCGGCCTTTGTTTCTGGTGAATCTAAATTAGTCACAGTTGGCTCATGGCTTAATGCTCCAGCTGGTATTAACTACATCGGCACCGTTGCTGTTCTAATTAAATGTGTTTCCACGCAGGCAAACAGGCTTGTACTTCGCGTGACATCTAATGCTGCGGGAGCTGCTAGTCGGGCTGAGTACAATGTGATATCTACAGGAGTCAGAGGCAGCAGGACTTTCACAGTCACCCAGATTTATAACAGCGACTCATCAACAATCATCCCAGTAGCTAACGGCGGAACGGGTGGCAAAACAGTAGGCGAAGCCCTTACAAACCTTGGCGGTGCGCCATTAAATTCTCCGGCCTTAACCGGTACGCCAACCGCGCCTACGCCAGCCCAGACAGTTAATAACACGCAGATAGCAACAACAGCATTCGTAAAAGCTGCCCTCGCCGCGCTTGTTAATGGCTCTCCTGCGGCACTGGATACGCTTAAGGAACTGGCAGATGCTCTGGGGGGTGATGCTAATTTCTCCACAACAGTGCTGAATGCGTTATCCGGTAAGCAACCCATTAATGCGGCGTTAACGTCTTTATCTGGACTTACTGGCGCTGCCGATAAGCTGCCGTATTTTGTCGGCAAGGATCTGCTGGTCCTGTCCGATTTCACCGCCTTTGCCAGAACCTTACTTTCACGCAACAGCGCGGCGCTGGTACGGGCAGATTTGAACATCCTTACCGGCCCTGGCTGGTACAAGCTCGGCGATCTGCTGATCCAGTACGGCACAATAGATTTTACGAATACAACAACCAAAACAATCAACTTCCCAATCAGATACCCCACAAAGGTTGACCAGGTGATCGTTTCAGATGCGGGATGGGGTGGAGGGAATATGTGGGGCGCGACCGAACAACAGCCGATTGGCTTCACTGCTCACGTGAATGTCTCTGAGGAAGGCGGTCAGTGGATTTCTTTCGGGAGGTAATATGAGTGAATATGTTTATAGCGCAAATGAGAATGCGTTTTTTCCCAACTCTCTGAGAGAGTCTTACGAGCAGGCAGGAACGTGGCCGTTCGACGGGGTAGAGGTGGACAGTGAGACTGCTACCCAATTTATGGGTGATCCTCCCCCTGGTAAGCAACGGGCCGCAGGGGAAAATGGAATGCCCTGCTGGGAGGATATTCCACCGCCCACGCTAGAGCAGCTAAAAGCGGCGGCAATTCTGCGATTAACAGCATTGCGCAAAGAGGCGGATTCGATAATAGCCCCCCTGAAAGATGCCTCAGAGGGGGGGTATATTGACGAGACAGATAAACCCAGGCTGACGGAATGGCAGAAGTACCGCTACAGTCTGACAAAGGTTGACCCTGAAAACCCAATCTATCCCGATAAACCGCTGTGACAAAAGGCCGCTTATGCGGCCTCTTTTTTTTGCCTCCTTATTCCGGCAGGTGATGCAAAGGAAACATGGTGATTTAGCCCCCACGCTTGCGGGAATTTTTTAACCCTTTCGTTGTGCCATTCCCCAGACAAAGCCCGCCGCGTGCGCCGCGCGCATATCAACCAGAACATAGGCGTACCCCCTGTAAACCGGAGAGACTGCCTTATGGCTCAGGATTACCACCACGGCGTGCGCGTTGTTGAAGTCAACGACGGCACCCGATCCATTACCACGGTAAGCACCGCTATCGTGGGCATGGTCTGCACCGGAGACGATGCAGATGCGTCCATGTTCCCCCTCAATAAGCCGGTCCTGCTGACCGATGTGCTGACTGCCAGCGGCAAGGCGGGCGAGTCCGGCACGCTGGCACGCTCGCTGGATGCGATTGCAGACCAGGCAAAACCTGTGACGGTTGTCGTGCGTGTGGCGCAGGGCGAAACCGAAGCGGAAACCACCTCCAACATTATCGGCGGCGTGACCGCTGACGGTAAAAAAACCGGTATGAAGGCTCTGCTTTCGGCGCAATCGCAGCTCGGTGTTAAGCCTCGCATTCTCGGTGCGCCAGGGCATGACACGCAGGCGGTTGCCACTGAGCTGCTCAGCGTGGCGCAGAGCCTGCGCGGGTTTGCCTACCTGTCCGCCTATGGCTGCAAAACGGTGGAGGAGGCTATTGCTTATCGCGATAACTTCAGCCAGCGCGAAGGGATGTTGATCTGGCCTGACTTTATCAACTTTGACACCGTGCTGAATGCAGATGCGAAGGCTTACGCCTCCGCCCGTGCGCTCGGCCTGCGCGCCAAAATTGACGAACAGACCGGCTGGCACAAAACCCTGTCCAACGTGGGCGTGAACGGCGTCACCGGCCTTTCTGCAGATGTGTTCTGGGATCTGCAGGACCCGGCCACCGATGCGGGACTGCTGAACCAGAACGATGTGACCACGCTGATCCGCAAAGACGGCTTTCGCTTCTGGGGTTCCCGCTGCCTCAGCGACGATCCGCTGTTTGCCTTTGAAAACTACACCCGCACGGCGCAGGTGCTGGCTGACACTATCGCAGAAGCGCACATGTGGGCGGTGGATGGCGTACTTAACCCGTCACTGGCCCGCGACATTATCGAGGGTATCCGCGCCAAACTGCGCAACCTGAAAACGCAGGGCTACATCATCGGCGCAGACTGCTGGCTGGATGAGTCCGTGAACGATAAGGACTCCCTGAAAGCCGGGAAGCTCACTATTGACTACGACTACACGCCGGTGCCGCCGCTTGAAAACCTGATGCTGCGTCAGCGCATCACCGATCAATACCTGCTGGATTTCTCCAGCCGGGTCAGCGCGTAAGGGGACCCCATGGCTTTACCACGCAAGTTAAAACACCTGAACCTGTTCAACGCGGGTAACAACTGGCAGGGGATCGTTGAGTCCGTAACCCTGCCGAAATTCACGCGCAAGTTTGATAAGTATCGCGGCGGTGGTATGCCCGGCTCGGTGGATATCGATCTGGGGCTGGATGACGGTGCACTGGACACGGAATTTACAGTTGGCGGCACCGAACTGCTGTTATTCAAGCAGATGGGGGCAACGACTGTTGACGGCATTCAGCTGCGCTTTACCGGCTCCATTCAACGTGACGACACCGGGGAAGTGCAGGCCGTGGAGCTGGTCGTGCGCGGACGTCATAAGGAACTGGATTCCGGGGAGTGGAAGACCGGCGAAAGCAACACCACCAAAGTCAGCAGCACCAACAGCTACGCGAAGCTGACCATTAACGGCGAAGTGCTCTATGAGGTCGATCTGGTCAACATGATTGAAATCGTTGACGGCGTGGACCTGATGGAAGCGCACCGTAACGCGCTGGGCCTCTGATTAACCTTAACGGCGCGGGTAGCCGCGCCAGTAACCCATTAACAGGAAAAGAACATGACCGACAAGCTGACCGAAAAGACCGTACAGCTGGATACCCCTATCAAGCGCGGTAACAGTGAAATCACGGAAATTGTGCTGCGCAAACCCCAGTCCGGCGCACTGCGAGGCACCCGCCTGCAGGCCATTATGGATATGGATGTGGGTGCAATGATGACCGTCATTCCGCGTATCTCCACCCCGACCCTGACGGCACAGGAAATGGCAGAACTGGACCCCGCCGATCTCACCGCGCTGTCGGTTGAGGTGGTGACTTTTTTGTTGAAGAAGTCGGTTCTTGCCGGTTTACCGACAGCCTGACGGTTGACGATCTGGTGGCAGATATTGCCACCATTTTTCACTGGCCGCCGTCCGTCACTGACGTTATGCCGCTGACCGAAGTGCTGGAGTGGCGGCATAAAGCGATTCAGAGAAGCGGGGCCAGCGATGAGTGACACTAACCTGCGTCTGCAGGTGATTCTTAATGCGGTTGATAAACTCACCCGCCCATTTCGTACTGCGCAGGCCAGCTCTAAAGAGCTGGCTACCGCCATTCAACAGAGCCGCGCCAGGCTGAAAGAGCTGGACGCTCAGGCGGGGAAAATTGAAGGCTTTCGTAAAACCAGCGCGCAGCTGGCCGTCACCGGTAACAACCTTAAAGCTGCCCGCGAAGAAGCGGCCCGGCTCGCCACGCAGTTTACCGATACAAACCGCCCGACGGCGGCGCAAGCCCGCCTGCTTGAGCAGGCCAGAAACCGCGTGTCGGAACTGCAGACCAAATACAACGGCCTGCGTCATTCGGTGCAGAAGCAACGCCTTGCGCTGAACGAGGCCGGAATGGATACCCGGAAGCTCAGCAGCGCCCAGCGCGAGCTGCGCCAGAATGCGGACGAAACCAGGCAGGCACTGGACCGTCAGCAGAAGTCCCTTAAACGACTCGGTGAGCAGCAGGCCAGGGTTAATGCCGTCAGGGAGCAGTATTCCCGAAGCCTGGAAGTGCGGGATCGCATCGCCGGAGCAGGGGCCACAACCTCAGCCGCAGGGCTGGCAATGGGCGCGCCGGTCGTGGCTGCGGTGAAAAGCTATGCCAGCATGGAAGATGCCATGAAAGGTGTGGCAAAGCAGGTCAATGGACTGCGTGACGATGATGGCAACCGGACCGCCCGGTTCTATGAAATGCAGGATGCGATCAAGGCTGCCAGTGAACAGCTGCCCATGGAAAATGGCGCGGTGGACTACGCCGCCCTGGTCGAGGGAGGCGCACGTATGAACGTGGCGAACCCGAATGACTCATGGGAAGACCAGAAGCGTGACCTTCTGGCCTTTGCCAGTACGGCAGCCAAAGCGGCAACTGCCTTTGAACTGCCCGCCGATGAACTGTCCGAAGGCCTGGGGAAAATAGCCAGTCTCTATAAGGTGCCAACCCGTAACATTGAGCAACTGGGCGATGCACTGAACTACCTGGACGATAACGCCATGTCAAAGGGCGCGGACATTATCGACGTGCTGCAGCGCATGGGGGGCGTGGCTGACCGGCTGGACTTCCGCAAGGCAGCCGCGCTTGGCTCCACGTTCCTGTCACTTGGCGCTGCGCCGGAGGTGGCAGCCAGCGCTGCAAACGCTATGGTGCGTGAGCTGTCCATTGCCACCATGCAAAGTGACCGCTTTATGGATGGCTTGGATATGCTGAAGCTCAAGCCTGAACAGCTTGAGAAGCAGATGACGAAGGATGCCATGGGCACCATTCTGCGGGTGATGGAAAAGGTGGAAAAGCTGCCGCAGGACAAACGCCTGTCCGCCATGACGATGCTGTTTGGCAAGGAATATGGCGATGATGCGGCAAAACTGGCTAATAACCTGCCGGAGCTGCGCCGCCAGTTGCAGCTCACTGCCGGTAGTGGCGCCAATGGCTCAATGCAGAAAGAGTCCGACATCAACCGGGATTCCCTTTCTGCGCAGTGGATGCTGGTAAAAACGGGGGCGCAGAACGCTTTCAGCAGTCTGGGCGAAACGCTGCGCCAGCCACTGATGGATATTATGGATTACGTGAAAAGCGTAACCGGGGCGCTGCGCCGCTGGATTGAAGTTAACCCGCAGCTTGCGGGCACGCTGATGAAAGTGGCAGCCGCTACTGCCGCGATCACCCTTGGGCTTGGTACGTTAGCCGTTGTTGTAGCGGCTGTGCTGGGGCCGCTGGCGATCTTGCGGTTTGGCTTATCCATGCTCGGCGTAAAAGCGCTGCCGTCTGTATTCACGGCGGTTACTCGCACCGGCAGCGCGCTGACATGGCTGGCAAATGCACCACTTTCCCTGGTTCGACGCGGAATGGCTTCCACGGGTAGTAGCACTGGCCTGCTTACTGCCCCGCTGAATGCTCTGCATCGCTCAGCCGGAATTGCGGGCAATGCACTGAAAGCGGTGGCGGGCGCGCCGGTGGCAGTATTTCGCGCCGGAATGACCGGAGTGCGCAGCGTGATAGCTGCAGTGATGAACCCCCTGGCGGCGCTTCGTGGAGGGCTGACCGCTGCCGGGGGAGTTTTGCGCTTTCTGGTATCCGGTCCGCTCACCTTACTTCGTGGTGCACTTTTCGGTATTTCGGGACTGCTGGGCGCGCTACTCAGCCCTGTCGGGCTGGTAGTTACTGCACTTGCGGGTGTGGCACTGGTCATCTGGAAATACTGGCAGCCAATCGGCGCTTTTCTGGGCGGCGTGGTGGAAGGGTTCAGGGCTGCGGCCGCTCCCATCAGCGCAGCCTTTGAGCCTGTCCGGCCTTTATTCCAGTGGATAGGGGATAAAGTACAGGCGTTATGGGGATGGTTCCGGGATCTGCTGACGCCGGTTAAATCCACGGCGGAGGAGCTGAACAACGCGGCCGCCATGGGGAAAAGGTTTGGTGAGGCCCTGGCTGAAGGCCTGAGCATGGTCATGCAGCCGCTGGAGTCTCTGAAATCGGGCGTAACGTGGCTTCTGGAGAAGCTGGGAATTGTCAGCCAGGAGGCTGCGAAAGCGAAGCTGCCGGACCAGGTAGTGCGGCAGCAGTCCGCCACGGTGAACAGTGACGGCAAAGTGGTACTGCCGCCAGGCGGATTCCCTGCGATGGGTTTTGCGGGCATGTACGACAACGGGGGCGCTATCCCGCGCGGCCAGTTTGGCATAGTCGGCGAGAATGGCCCCGAAATTGTGAACGGCCCGGCAAATGTGACCAGCAGGCGGCGCACGGCAGCGCTGGCATCGGTTGTGGCCGGAACCCTGGGCATGGCGGTAACACCCGCAGAGGCCGCGCCCCTGCATCCGTTCAGCCTTCCCGCAACGGCATACAAACAGAGCCAGCCCGCAAAGGTGGAGCGCGCACCGGCAGTAATGCACTTTGAAACGCACGCGCCGATCACAATTTATGCGCAGCCAGGGCAGAACCCGCAGGATATTGCGCGCGAAGTTGCCCGCCAGCTCGACGAGCGGGAACGCCGCACCCGCGCGAAGGCGCGCAGCAATTACAGTGACCAGGGGGGATATGAATCATGATGATGGTGCTGGGGCTATACGTTTTCATGCTGCGCACGGTGCCTTATCAGGAACTGCAGTACCAGCGCAACTGGCGGCACGCGGTGAACAGCCGCATCAATCGCCGTCCGTCAATGCAGTTTCTTGGCCCGGATAACGATTCGCTGACGCTTTCCGGTGTCCTGCTGCCGGAAATTACCGGCGGCAGGCTGTCACTGCTGGCCCTGGAGCAGATGGCAGAACAGGGCAAGGCATGGCCGCTGATTGAGGGGAGCGGGACTATTTATGGCATGTTCGTGATCGAGAGCCTGAACCAGACAAAGACGGAGTTTTTCGAAAGCGGGATGGCGCGGCGGATTGAGTTCACGCTGACGCTCAAACGGGTGGATGAATCGCTGTCCAATATGTTTGGCAGCCTGAGTGATCAGCTCAGTAACCTGAAAGACTCCGCATCGTCCGCGATAGGGAATATTACTAATACGGTTGGAGGACTGCTGCAGTGAATTTCAATTCTGAACTCCTCAGTCTGTACGGCAAAAGTCCGGCCTTTAACATCGTCATCGAAGGTAAGGACGTAACAACAACACTGGACAAGCGCCTGATGAGCGTGACGCTCACTGATAACCGGGGCTTTGAAGCGGACCAGCTTGATCTGGAACTGGATGACGCGGACGGGCAGATTGTCCTGCCGCGTCGCGGTGCGGTTATTCAGTTTGCGCTGGGGTGGGAAGGCCAGCCGCTTTTCCCTAAAGGGGCGTTTACCGTCGATGAAATTGAGCACAGCGGGGCACCTGATCGCCTCACGATTCGCGCCCGCAGTGCTGATTTCCGGGCAACCCTGAATATCCGCCGTGAAAAGTCCTGGCATCAGACAACCGTGGGGGACGTTATCAGAGAAATCGCCACCCGCCATAATCTCAAAATGGCATTAGGGCAGGACTTGTCAGGCCTGCCGCTGGATCACCTGGACCAGACGAACGAAAGCGACGCGAGCTTTCTGATGAAACTGGCGCGTCAGTACGGTGCTATAGCGTCAGTCAAAAGCGGCAACCTGCTGTTTATCCGGCAGGGGCAGGGGAGAACGGCAAGCGGAAAGCCGCTGCCGGTTGTGACCATCACGCGAAAGGATGGTGACGGCCACTGTTTCACCCTGGCAGATCGTGGCGCTTATACCGGCGTTATTGCCAGCTGGCTGCACACCCGGGAGCCAAAGAAAAAGGAAACGACGAAAGTTAAGCGCCGCCGCAGGAAGACCACGAAACCAAATGAGCCGGAGGCTAAACAGGGGGATTACCTGGTCGGTACGGATGAAAACGTGCTGGTACTTAACCGGACCTATGCAAACAGGGCTAACGCTGAACGGGCTGCAAAAATACAGTGGGAACGCCTGCAACGCGGGGTGGCTTCGTTTTCCCTGCAGCTCGCAGAGGGCAGGGCCGAACTCTATACGGAAATGCCGGTGAGGGTCAGTGGCTTCAAACAGCCGATTGATGAAGCTGAATGGACCATCACCACTTTGACGCATAGGGTAAGCGCCGACAGTGGTTTCACAACCAGTATTGATTTCGAGGTGAGAATTCATGGTCTCGAAATGGAGTAAATGGTTCTCAATGTTGATTAATAGTGTATCATTATTGCGAGTTTGGCAAAGGTGAATGGGAATTGATAAATGATGAATTGTCCGTTGTGCAGCCAGGCCGCACATACACGCAGCAGTTTTCAAGTCTCCGCGCAGACCAAAGAACGTTACAATCAGTGTACCAACATTGAGTGCGGGCATACGTTTGTAACGCATGAAACCTTTGTTCGCTCTGTCTGCCGCCCTGAAAAAATAAGCGCCGCGCCACCGCATCCCAAAGGGATGCAGCAACAGCTTTCTTACTGACCCGCTGCGGCAGGTTTTCTAATTTTCGGGAACGCGTGTACAATAAAAATTCCCAAAAGATTATCTTTTGTGCACTGGATGATTAGTCTTGAAGTATTTTACTCTTCAGGGATCTCTCTGCCCTGTTTAACCAGATGCTTAATTGTGGCGTAGTCGTAATAACCTGCTGCGACTTGTTTAGCGTATTCAATACGCTGTAATGCAATGGCCTTTTCGTACATCGCGCTTTTTACTGATATAGATAAAAAGTGGTCTAGTTCTGCTAATTCCTCTGCCGTCCTGTCAACGGTAAACAGATATCGGCGTTCTTGATGCTCAATAGCACCAACAAGAAATGCGGCACGGTCTGCAATATTATGTAAAGGCTTATCACCCAATAGACTGTTACATTGGGGGCAGGATGGCACGGTGTGACGGCGATCGTAGTGCCTAACCCCACCCCTCCATGCAACCGAAACCACATGATCACGAACAATCCCAGAACGATGATCGCCACAATAGATGCAACGTGGCCTATCTGAATCATGTTGATTAATATTTAAAGTTGATGCGGAAGTGAATTCCTCTCGTACATAAGGGACGGGTTTTTTCCGCTTAGCTCGACTTGCAATTACAGCTTTCATTGCCTCATCGGGTAACGGTTCATCTTCTATTATTTTTGCTCTTTTTGCCGGTTTTTGTGCAGCCTTCAATAAGATATCTGTAGCAAATGAGCTAACTTTTGGTAATGAATTTTCTGATTTACAAGGCACATCAGTCTTGGGTTTTTGTATACGTAATGAGGTTTCTTTGAGGAGTGGTTTCTGAACCGGATTGTCCTGCTTTTTAAGAGTTGGAGGTATCGGATCGGCAATATAGGAATATTTGTTAAAAATATTATGGAAAATGAGATTGCAGGTGAACTCATCACCATCAAAGCGATTATGAAAGTGCTCCAAAGCCGCCTTCTTGCTATGGAAAAGCATTAGCCCTCCTGTCTGTCGTTCGGTAACTAGATTGTTTGTGAGATTTTTAATCAGGTGAGCCTACATTCACCTACAAAAAATGTCTATTAACCTTCATAGCTTGGACTGGTTAAGAAGAGAGGGAGGGGAAAACGTCTGTCGCCATTTTGCCGCCACTGTAAAAGACAAAGGGGCTACGTTTTCACGTAACCCCTTGTTTTATTTGGTGGAGCTGGCGGGAGTTGAACCCGCGTCCGAAATTTCTACATCCTCGGTACTACATGCTTAGTCAGTCTTTACATTCGCACGCCAGCTGCGGACAGACACGCCACTAACGAACTAGCCTGATTAGATTTAACACTTCAGCCCCAGGCAGGACATCCATGCGATCTCTTTTGGGTTTGACCTCTCTTTAATCCCCGTCTTAAGAGCGGAAGCTAGGGAGAGAGGGCTCTTAGCAGGTTATTAAGCTGCTAAAGCGTAGTTTTCGTCGTTTGCGACTATTTTTTTGCGGCTTTTTACGAGGCAAACCGCCCCTCGGCATGCACCTTGGGTTTCGCAAATCCCGTCGAATCCAGAATCAGCCCCAATAGTGTTACATCAAGTATACCAGAACTCGTAGCCGGGATACCACCCCGGAACGCTAACTTATTGAATCGCTCAATAAGTGCGCTGAAATTAACGCCCTGCGTGCTTCATGATGCGCGCTTTATCGACCTGCCATTCGCGGTCTTTCGCGTCGTTACGTTTGTCGTGCTGCTTCTTACCTTTTGCCACGCCGATTTTCACTTTGCACCAGGCGTTCTTCCAGTACAGCGACAGGGCGAGCACGGTATAACCTTCGCGGTTGATGCGTCCGAACAGGGAATCCAGCTCACGCTTGTTCAACAGCAGCTTACGGGTGCGGGTAGGATCGCAAACGTAGTGTGAAGAGGCGACCGTCAGTGGCGTAAAGTTCGCGCCAAACAAAAAGGCTTCGCCGTCTTTGAAGATCACGTAGCTATCACCGATGTTGGCTTTACCCGCACGCAGCGATTTAACTTCCCAGCCCTGTAACGCCAGGCCAGCTTCGAATTCTTCTTCAATGAAATACTCGTGGCGGGCACGCTTGTTGAGCGCAATGGTTGCCGAGCCAGGTTTATGTGCTTTTTTCTTCGTCATAAGTGTCGTGAAGCCGTAGGTAATCTGATGTCAAAAAGTCACCTCATTGCGTCCTGTGAGGTCTAACGCGCTATATTAGCACGAGATGAGGCTCAGCGTTTTTTTAACAGGTGATAAATGTTATTATTTGTTGGTTGTTTGATCAGGAAAAATGTTATGCCTCAGATTAGTCGTACTGCGCTTGTCCCTTACAGTGTGGAACAGATGTACCAGTTAGTGAATGACGTTCAGTCATATCCGCAGTTTATCCCGGGATGTACCGGGAGCCGCGTGCTGGACTCAGGCCCGACGCAAATGACGGCGGCGGTGGATGTTTCCAAAGCCGGGATCAGCAAAACATTCACGACCCGCAACACGCTGACCGATAACCAGAGCATTCTGATGCATCTGGTGGATGGCCCCTTCAAAAAATTGATGGGCGGGTGGAAGTTCGTTCCGCTCAGTGCCGACGCCTGCCGGATCGAGTTTCATCTTGATTTCGAGTTTACCAACGCCCTGATTGAACTGGCGTTTGGCCGCGTGTTTAAAGAGCTGGCGGCAAATATGGTCCAGGCGTTCACGTTGCGCGCCAAAGAGGTCTACAGTGCCAGCTAA